TCCTCGGCCCCCTGAAAGGCGTTGCTCAAGGCCTCTGCAATCTCATCACCGTACTTGGTAGCATCAGCAGCGTAGTCGATCAAAGCCTGTTGGGCGGATTCAAGCACATATGTGCCATCACTAATGGCTGTCTTTAGTTGCTCCATGCCTTCGCGATATTGCTCAACGCTGATCTGTCCGCTCTGGTATTGTTGTTGCAATGCCGTCAAACGACCCCGATAGGCTTCAGAGCTGTCATACAGGTCGTCGAAGATTTTCTGTACACGCTCAAGCTCACGAGCTTGGTCACTAACACCACGTCCCGCACCTGCGCCGCCACCGCCGGTAGAAGGAGAACTTAGGTCTGAGATTTGAGAACTGGCCTGACTAGCTAGGGCATTTAGTCTAGCAATTTCAACTTCATTAGCGATTTTATCTCTCGTCAATTCTTGCAGACCGACCGGCCCCTGAAGACCAAAAGAAGTTTCGGGCCTAGCCATAACTTCTGCTCTAGCCCGTGCTTCTGCGGCGGCTATATCGCCACCACCACCTTGCCTTACAGATAGTTCTGCCCTAAGACCAGCAACACGCGCTCTTGCCGCGTCAACAGCAGAGCCAGAAGCCAAATTACCAATAAAACGAAGTGCTTCATTCGCAGCTCTCGACATCTCATTTGCAATTTCGGAAGTAGCCCTGCTGGATTCTTCGATCTCACCAGTAATCTGTTGTTGAACTTCCAAAGATCTTAATTTTTCTTGAATTAATCGTTCTTCTTCCTCAGTGATACCACCTGATTCTGCTTTTTGACGGAGTTTGGCCTCAAGGTTGTCTAATTCATATTGGTTTTTGAGCTTGGTGTACTCAATAGAATCTTGCCCAAACTCTAATTCAGCTCGAAGAAGATCGTTTTTTCGATATTGCTTATTAATGGACTCTTCAATGGAAGCAATGTTTTCCTCGTTTAATCTATTACGAGTATTGGCGAGGAGTTCTTCGGCTTCTTCTACACCCTCAATCGCGTCTAGTATGGCCTGGTAAGCCCTGTTTGCGCGACCCAAATCCGGTAGAAAGGCGCTGAAACCTTGGTTCAGCTCCACCATTGCTTGCCTGGCATCTTCTACTGCTTGTTTGGCTTGATCAATACCATAAGAGCCTGTTAACTCTTCGACAGAGATTCCCAATTCACCAGCTTTCTTCTCGCGGTTAAAGTCCTGCAATGAACTTTTAAGGGAATCTATCCTTCCTTGTAGCTCTGTCGCACCGGCGGCTGTTTCGTCAGCTTGTTCACGCATACGCATAAACGCACCGGCCAAGGCTGTTACGATTGGAACGACAACACCGAGACCAGCAAAGATACCAATCATACGTGTGGACTTAGAAAGCATCCCAAGTGTGCCGATAAGCTGGGTGGCCTGTTGACCAAAAGCAACCATTACATTAGTGCCAGACTGCACCTGAACAGCAAAGTCACCAAATTGATAACCAGCTTGCTGCATAAGAACACCAGTCCGATTAGCCCGTTTACCAAACCCTTGTTGAGCTAGAGTCCCATTTCGCGTGGCTGTACGGTATTGACGGAGGCTTTGAGCAGCTTCATCTCTCGTGATAATCTCGGAAGCCAAGGCATTACGAATCTCAGTGTGAGCTTTTTTCAGACGCTGTTGTGATGCATAGACAGGGTCAATCGCCATTTTTAGTTGGCGATAGGATTGAGTTGCTCGTTGTGTTTGGGCAGCTTTTGCGGCCTCATCAGCAGCAGCTTGTTTAGTGGCTTCTGATGCTTTTAGTTCAGCCAAAGCCTTTTGTGTATTTAGAGCACCGTTTGCTTTCAGATATCCGTTCGTAACTGCCAATTCTCTTGCGAGTTGGGTTTGTGCGGCCTGCAATGCCTTTGCGTTTAGAACGCCTTTTTCATACAGCTTGTTTGCTCTTGTCCAAGCGTTTGATGTGCTTTCAATTTTTCCGGCAGCATTAAGAACAGAGCGAGAGAGTTTGTCCCCCGCATTTGTGTATCTTTTAAGAGCCTGTGTCGCCTCGCGCTCACCCTTAACCTGAAGCTCAATACTAACCTGATTAATACTAGCCATCAGCCGCTTCCCTTATTCATTGCCCGGACCCATGCCATGTCCAAAGCCTTAACAGTCTCCAACTCCCAAGATGATAGCATAATTTTATGTAGGTTACACCATGCCAGAATGCCCTCCCAAGTGAGAGGATCTGGGCCAGACATCCCATAAGTTCGGCCACTGCTTATGGACAGAAAAGCTGACCAGACGTGAACAACCACATCTGGGAATTCAGGCCCAATGAGTTCTGGTGGGGTCTCGCCTGTGACCTTGGCAACTTGTTCGAGATGTTCGCGCTCAGAAGTGCCTTTTTTATCGGTCTTACTAAGCGCGAACGTATGCTCTGCAAACTCAAGAAGTTGCTCTTGGATTAGTCCAAAAAAGCGCGTGTGTCTCCAAAGACAGCATCCACCTGCTCACGAACCCAAGGGTAATCAAGATAAACTTGACGCGCTTTGTCTTGGCTGAACTCTTCCAATCCCTCATCGAGAGTGATCTTCCAGTTCTCAGTGCATTTAACCAAAAGCTCAAGAGAGCCAGCTTCCAACTCTTCTGCGGTAAGGCTAATCTTACCGCCAGTACGCTGAGCCTTCATCAGACGCTTGTTCTGCTGGTTATGAGTGACACTTTTGTAAGTAGACGAATAAGGGCCATGCACTGTGATGCTCATAGGCGTTCCATCGTCATTCAGAAGAGTTTCACCTGTTGATGGATGAACCAACTCAACATCTGTCGTTTCTTTGACTTTACCAATATTATTAAGGCCCATCGGGGGTCTCCTTTGTGTCGGGGATATATCAGGGTGGGAGGACGACGACCCCGACATACGCCGTCCTCCCTAGATCCCGACGCCGGGATTATGCAGAGCGTGTTAGAACCATTTGAGTACCTTCAACGTCGTCAAAGAGGGCAACAAAAGGCATTTCAATTGTGCGCGATTGCTCATTTGCAAGCGGCACAGACGCTCCATTGTACTTAACGCGAGGGAAGTAGAAGGTATAAGCATTGGTTCCCGAAGGATCATCAACACTGACCTGAATACCGCTCTCAGTTTCATTCAGGAACTTATTAATGAAAATCGCATCTTGTGCATAAACAGTCAGCGTACCCTCAATAATCGAGCGGCCATATTCAAGGTGAGGTGTCGTTGCCGATCCGACCACAAAAGTTGGCGCAAACGAGTTTGTGATGCTGAAGTCAATAGAAGTGATCAGATTGACAATATCGCCAGACCCAATACCACCCTCATAAATCGCACCATTATAACTATCGAACGGAGAATTGGTTGTGGCGTTTCCAACTGTCTTACCAGTCCCGCTAACTGCCATGTCCTGACCAACCATTTCAAACGCGGTCTCAACCATTTGGTTAGGCGCAATGCTGAAAGAAGCCGTGCTAACAGTCATGCCGGTGAAAAGGCGGAATTGATTGATGTCCTCAAACCGATCTTCAATGGTGAGGAACTTTGGTGTAGTTCCAACAGTCATCTGATTGGATGAATCAAAGGCCGAAAGCATTGAGGATTCAAGGAGATCATCGTAGTTTCCCTTTCGAAGATCAACCTCAAGGGAGCCAGCAGCATTTCGATTGCCGTGACGATCAACTCGTGGCATCCGGTCGGACTGAATGTCCTGACCCTGAAGGCGCTCTTTCGTTAGATCAAGAGAATGCGTTTTGATCGGAAGTTTGGTGAATGTGGTCGCAGCGGTGCCGAAGGTCGTTTCGACGCCGAAGGCTAAGGAACTGCGCGAACCCTGGGCAAAGCTCATTTTAAGTCTCCAAAAGGTTTATCTTTCAGAGACTATAATATCACGCTAGGTGTTGCCTAGCAACAACACCGAATCACTGGGCATAAACATACCATGCGACCTGCACCGGTACGCAATAAAACGGATCGTCATAGAAAACAGAGCCAAGTTCAGAATATTCAATTGAGACGGTGGCATTGCTACCCACTACATCAGTTGAGCCATCAAACTCGGTCATGAGCAAATCAGCTACCTCAAAAGCATCGCCCGTACCTTGATCTGACGGAACGCATACTGTGATCTGGTAAAGACCTTGGTATCTATGTTGTGGATTAGGTCCACGAACGGCGGGGCGACGAGATGTCAGGAAGAAAGCTGTTCTCAGATAAGAAGTACCAGCATTCTGCTCGAAGGGTGCGTTCTCAAAAGCAATTGCCGGTATGTCGGAAGTTGCGCTAAGAGCAGTGTCCAGTGTTGCGCGTATATCATTGATGATAGGCATTAGCGGCTCCTCGACTTAATTTTCTGAGCAACTTCTTGGATAATTTGAGGGGCTTCACGAACCGCCGCTGCATAGACAGGAGGATTGCCTGTTCTATACCCAGTCGCACCGCCCTCAATCAACCCAGTATATGCAATTCTATTACGGAACACGAACTTCTCTGACGCCAAGTCAAGTTGCTTAATCTCTTCAACCATTAGGTTAAAGCCTTCTTGCCTCGCTGATGCTGCGTTTACATTGCCGCCGCGACTGTTTCTTTCCACGTCAGGTGGTCGAATAGCGTTTGACTGAAAACTACCACTGCGAAGCGCAACTTCATGGTTCTTCACATAGTAACCGCTATCCACAGGGCTATTGGCTGTTATTACACCGGCCATTTGAATCAGGGTGTCTTCTTTTAGTCGCTTAACATCAATGCCAATCTCTTCGGCAATCTTGTTAAAGTCCATTCCCCTTCTGACAACACGAACCTGAACCATATGATCAGCCCCTCGTCTGCAACACATAGGCAATCACGGTAGACCCAGATTGCATTTTGCGCACATTCAAAATCTGCACCGTGTCGTCCACAACATCACCTGATTCTGGTTCACGGATCAAACCAATCGCCTGAAGGAGTAACTTGCGGTCGTCTGTCAGGATAGACGTTCCATCAACATCTTCTTCTCGAAAATTAGTGAACACTCCCGTTCCCGTCCACGTCAATTCAGTTCCACCGGTAATGGTTCCGGTGGACGGATCATAAGATCCACCAGACTGTGGGCGTTTGAACGTCACAGTGTATCCGTGAGTTCGCATCAACTGCTGAACGTCTTTATGCAGCCGCATCGCCGTGCCACTTTCTTTTGACGATGGTTTTCTTTACTTTCTTGTCGTCAAACTCAAGTTCGAGCCATTTGACGACAGGTTCCAGCGCCCAAACATCATCAATCACATCTTGCGTCCTAATGAACATTGAATTTGGGATTTCAGAGCATCGGTCTTGATATTCAGCTGCCCAGCCTTCCCATTCGGACTTGGTTTTCCTATTACCTAAAAACGGAGTTCGTAAGCAGGACTTTGCAATATTCTCAATATCCCGATAAACAAAAACCCATTTCGCGTCAGGAAGGGCTGGCCAGATCAAGGCGAGCTTAGGGTCTTTGATAAGGTCAGCATTCACATCAAAGGTTAGGGGTGGAAATTCAGTTCCCATATCGGGAAGAGGGTCAATACCCATAGGATCTGCCCCAACGCTAGACAGATATGGTTTTAGGTGTTTTCGTTTGAAATCCCGGTTTTCAGCCAAATCACCAGCGTTGCCGAGATCAGCGCCGCAAGCCTCAAGCATACGGGTAATGAGTGTTGTACCTGATCGGGCTGCGCCCGTGACAAAGATCATTGGACTATCGCTATGCAATTGCGTGTTCCGCTTACAATAACACTACCCCAGTGTTCACTCAACTTACTCTTCCACCACTCTGGTCCGTGGACGCTGAGATGTAAAGTCTCACCGATGCGCTTCCCCATCCCATCAGGAAATGTTGCGATTTGAAAAAACACCTTGTTGCGAACAATCCTGCGAATTTCTGACAGAACACCATCAACCTTCTCTGGCGGAATGTGCTCCATCACGTCCGTACAATAGCCGTAATCGGCCAACAAGTCGGGGGGTAAATCCCACAAACAGCATTGCAGGAAATTGATATTCACATCCGCATCCAAGCAGTTGGTCACATGGTCAATACCCGTCACAGCCGCACCAAGGCGTTGGAACTGAGCAGCAGGTCGCCCTGTGCCACAACCAAAGTCAATCACCTTGTCGTTGATACGCACACCCATTTCAGTAAAGGCTTGTTGCGCCAAGGATTCGCCAGGAGAGTGATTGCGATACGCCTTTACATCCCACATGCGCTCATACTTATTGCGTTCACGTTCAGCTAAGTCTGTCATTGCAAGTCCTCCAGAGGTCGGGTTGGAAAGGCGGTCACGTTAGAGCCATGCGGCCCTACGTAATTCACAGCATCCACCAAATGCGCAACGCGGTCAAATGCCAGCGCCCATCGTTCCAGCATATTCGGTGTTTTTCGGTTTTGATCCGCGTATCCCTCATGGAAATGACTTCGGTCTGTCCACTTGAAGTCGAAACCCAAAAGGCCGATGCGCTTGTAGCCTCGTTGCCATGCTAGATTAAGTGCAGCGAAACCAGAATCGTATCCACGTAATGCACCTGCATTACCAAAACCGTCGCCGCGTTCACGGTGGACGTATGTGGCGTTCTTAATAAGGCGTGGTTGGTCATGCGATACAGCAAAAACCTTTTCGCCTTCAAACGCTTCGATCTCAGTCCGACACTTGCGCGGGAAATGCTGATCAAGTGTGACTAAAATATCACACTCGGCCAACCAAGCGCCCTTGTTAGCTCCGACGCGCGGAGCATCCGGTAAACATGAAAAATCAAAGCCTGTTAAAGATGGGCCGGACCCTATAACAAAACAATCAATATCCGTAGCGTTCAGGGTCATAGCCTACCGGCGGGTTGGCGAACTGATCTTGCTTGAATTTCGGTTGAACCCGATCATCATTGAGATCGTTGGCACGGATGTCGGAATAAGTCAAACCGCCAGCTGCGGGAAGACCAAGACCTCGCGTTCCGTATTTCTTGGATTGCCTTTCAAGGTTTGAAGCAAGCACATTGTAATTATCACGCAAGTTGGAATAATTACTGGATACGGACTCAAAGTCTGTATCCACCAAGTTTGCATACTTACCAGCCAAGGCTCGTGCGCAGATTGAAGCAGCAAGATAAATATCATCGCCACCTTGCGTCAAAGAGAAGGCTATTTCCACATCTTGCAGTGCCGCGTCGGTAACGTCTGTGTCACCAATCAGGAAGCGAACCGCATCCGACGCTGAGTTTGATGGGTCTGTATACGTGGCGGTCATACCCTAGCCTTTCTGGAAGATTAGTCGCGAGTGCGAACCCAGCGGATTTTTTCGCCATCAACTGTGGCATCGAACCAAAGCTCATTTAGGGAGTTGACTTGAACAGCCATAGCTTCCCCAGCCGCCAACGGGAAACCATCACTTGTAGTAATGTCTGCTGATCCGTTGTCGCCGAAGAAGACATTCTGTGTGTTCGCTGGGTCAGCCTTCAGAACAAACCAAACTAGCTTATCATTAGCTGCTTTTGGATATTGCGGTCCCTGAACAGCTGTTCCAGCTGTCGTAACCGTAATGACACCAGTGCGCGCCTTAGCCATTTTTCATCTCCTCACGATACGCGCGAATAGCTTCGCGCTGATCTTTCTTACTGACTTTATAGGGCGCACCGATCTCATCGGCAATACGCCGCAATTCCTTCAAGTCGTCAATGGTGTCTAGATCATCTTCGTCGTTTATGAGCGGCGCGTCATAGTAGTCGAGGGATTCAAGCGCCTCGGGTTTACGCTCTGGCGTATATTCTTGTTTTATACGCTCTGGCGCAACTTCGTCATCCTTGTGCGCCAACTTGCCCGCATCGAACATCTGCATTGCGCGACGCTGCGCGACAGCCATTTTCTGCCAGTCGAAAGCATCACCTGGAACGAACTTACGCCCAGCGGCGGTAAAGTATTTACGCGCATATGTCGGACGCGCAGGGTCAAATTTACGTTCAATGAGACGGGCCATTGATTTCTCCATTAGCTGTTCAGGGCATTATACAACGAAAAAGGGCGGCAATAAAGCCGCCCTCTCTATTCTTATGTTATCGCTTATCAGGCGATGATGTCGCCAAAGAAGTAGCCGAGTTCATCCGAGACCAGCTTCATATCAAAGGCCGCTTGACCCTCAACACGAGTGCTTTCCTTCTCGTCGATGTAGAACCGCTTGGTAGCAAAGCCAAAGGCGTTGGTTTGACCCATAAAGCCGTTCCACGAGAACTGGTAGCCGCCGGTCGGCGTCATCAGCGAGGGGGAGGGCGCTGCGTAGGTCAGCAGAGCGTTCTTGCCGCCGATGAAGCTGTGTGCGTTCGTCGCGCCTTGGTTGGCGGTGTTTTCAATGCCGCGCATCACCAGAACTTGCTCCAGACCAAACAAGGCAGCGAGCGTCTGCTCGTTCACCATTGCTGGGTTGGCGGAGGTGCTGGTGGCGTACTTCACACGGTCCACAATGTCCGGGTGGTCCACGAGAGCGTCCATAACACCCTTCGAGATGACCAGTTTGTTCGGTGTGAACCCGGTCGATTCTTCAACCGTGGTGATTGCCGAGCGCATGTCGCCAATCGGATCACCCGAAGTCTGGTCCGACCACTGGATGGTTTCACCCGAAGCAGGGGACGAGGCAGTTCCAGTTTCCTCGTTGGCCCATACACCGCTGGTGAAGACGTTGTTTGCCCAGACCTTCTCTTTGCGGATCAGCATCTTGTGGGTGACATACTCAGCCGCAGCACGCTCCACGTCCACAGCAGGGTCGGCGTTCGCTCGAACCTGATCCGGCACATCATGGTGGAAGGCGTAGACGTTGGCAAAGTACGTCGGTGTGTTGTCCAGATCGTAACCGCCACCGGCAGACTCCGCGCCCGGTGCGCGGACCTGAGCTTCGTCGCGGTTGAAATCGCCACGGTCAAAGGTGAAGTAGCGATCCGACTGCTTGGCAACAGGGACGTTCGGGAATACTTTGCCCGCAACGAACTTGTCAGCGCCTTGCAGGAAGGCGACCGAGATGTTGGTCAGTGCCGCATCAACATGAACGGCGCTATTGGTAGGTTGTGCCATTATTCAGGCTCCTCTTATTAAGCCGCGCCGCGCGGCTGGAAGATGATCGAGATGACTTCACCATCAGCACCGCTAGTTACGGCAGTCCCGAGGATCACATCACCAGTTGCGGCAGTAATTGCTTCACCAGTGCTACCCGATGCAACAGCATCACCAGCAGTCACGGTGCCACCAGCCTCTACGCGGGTCATCCCGCCAATAGCGACTTCGGCAGCGCGACCAGCGGCGGAAGGGTCGTTCAGCAAAACGCCAACCGAGGCTGCGCCGTCAGTCGAAACACTGAGTTGACCATCCGAGTCCATCGTAACGAAGTGGAACTGGTTGGCCGAAAGGTCTGCGCCAGCC